TTGAGAATGGAATCCTTCGTCTTAGCCAAGTATTTAGCATCAAGTTGCTTTCGCATCCTTTCGAACTTCCTCCAGTATTCCTGTCTCTGCCTTGCGTTCATTTAACAACTTGTTTTTGTAGTGTTCCCTGACTGCATCCATCATCCTCCGTTCAATTGCACAAGTCCTTTCGGATTCAGTCCTTGGATACTTTGCCATTACCTCACGCCATATTTTGGCTATCATTTGGCATCGTTAAGTCCATTGAAACTTGCTCCAAAGGAATTAGTCCTTGAGATACATAAGATGAAGCATATACGCCTCCCATTTCCTCATAACCCATTGCATGGCGTTTCTCATCGAATGTCAACCAATCGGCTACTTTCAATTGACTAACAAGCATTTCCATGTCCTTCTGAAGTTCAGGAAGTGCAGTTATATCAAAGTCAATGTAAACGTTCTCTTTGAACCTTGGAACAAGCCATTTATTCAAATCATCACGCAATTGAGCGCAGAGTGGCATAATGGTGTTGGTAACCAAATCCCTCATAGCATTGTTGTAGTTGTTATAGCTTGATGAGTCAACGTCAAATAAAACTACCGGCAAACCGAATACCCTGCACCATTGGTGCAGGTTCAACTGCATTGCCTTTACAAGTTCCATATCTACCGATGACAATCCAAAGTTTAGGTAATCCCATGGAGTCTGAAATACCCCTATTGAGCCTTTGGTATCCTTGTTGTTAATCCTATCATTCACCATCCTTTGCACCAATGATGCCTGCTCAGGAGTCAGAGATGGGATGGAATTGTTCACCGCCCTCGGCACAATCGCACCTTTTGCTCCTCCGTTTGCAGTCATGGCAGCGGAAGCATCTTGGGCGTTATTTGACATCCTAAGCAATTTCCAAGCCGCACGAAGTGGAGACAATCCACGGAGATGCCCTCTCGTTGTCTCATTAAAGTCAGGATTCCATGATTTGAACTGACATACCTGGTCTTTCGGCAAATCAATGCCTGTACCAACCATCAGTTTATATCCAATGATATTGTAAAGGTCTTTTGGATCAGGATAGATGTCCAAGAACTGAGTGGGGAGTACATTCATCTCTACGAACTTGCCGCCTTGTATTCCACCATCATTTCCGTAGATGTCACCCTCACCGGCGAGAATACGATAGCCGAAAAGATTCTCGAAGAACTGGTCTTGAGCCTGCTGCTTGTTCGGATTCTCCAAAAGCCGAGCAAGTGGTGAATCCATCACCATGTTCTCCTCATAGGCATTCTTTCGCTCCATTACCGCACGCTCAAATGCTCCACGCTGATTAAGTCCTTTGCTTAGTTGCTTATATCTCGCCAAAGATGTCTGAGCCTTGGCTCCTGACTTCATGGAATACACATACCACGGAATAGAGGCGCATTTCCTTGCAAGGAATGAAACGATGCTATAAACATCCGAATTGCCCAAATAACCTTCAGTCACATAGGCTTCCTTGGAATATCCCTGCAAAATGGCACTGTTTACGCCTTGTATCGTAGGTTGGCTTGCCGGATATGGGTCAAGTCCTTTTTCTCGTTTGAATATGTCAAATATTCCCATTTTATATCATACCCCAGGTAAGCTGAGGCGCATTTAATTTAGTATAAACGCAATATCTTAACCCGTCGCAAATATGGTCGTTAAACTTAACAGGCTCATCCAATCGCTTTCCGTTCTTATCGGTCTTCCACTTATAATTACGCAGTTCCTTGATAAGATTAACGGAACTTTCAGTTACAAACAAAGGTAAAGACTTTATTTTTTGTATTCCGGCAAAAACATCCTTGTTGGATGGCTTGGCATTGTAGCCACATCTGACAAGTTCTTCAATCGTTTTCGGCTCGGCAGAGTCGCAGAAGATTTCATCATATCGTGAAATACCGCTTAAGTTTATCCGCTCAACCAGGTCATTGGTTGTCAGTTTCGTTTCATACAACACCTCATCAGCGTAAATCGCACCATCGTGAAAAACCACTTTAACAAGTGCAGATGGGTTATTAAAACCGAAATCAAGTCCATAAACGGTCTCTCCTTCAGGAAGTGTTTTACATGGTTTCCAATGTGTGTAAATCGTATCGTTTTGGTTACCTTTTTGCCCAAGACCATATACTAACCAGTAGTTTTCATCGGCATCCTTGAGGCGTTCAATCTCCTCAATTAGTTCTTTAGACAGGAATGGATTGTCCTTGTATGTGGTAATGTGGAAGTCTGCGTCTTCCCTCGGAATTACCTTGTCAAATACCCAGTGATACTCATCGGATGGGTTATAGTCAAGAACAATCTTGTCTTCAGTACGGATTGACAACTGAATCCAAGCCTCAAAGGACATCTCGGTGACCTCATTCATAAAGAGGTATGTCCGCTTCCTACCACGAATTTTATGAGGCTGATCCACTGAAACGAACTCAATGAGGTTACCATTGAGGTTATAAGTCTGCTCTGTCTTGTTATGGTTATCCTCTGAGTAAAGGTTCATCTTCAGCAGGATTTCGATGAAATCCCTCAACACCGACCCTTTTATGCTTGGCATTGACTGCCTTACAATGGTGAGGGTTTTGCCTCTCTCTTGGAGCAGTTTGACAATAAACCAAAGGATGATATTGTAAGTCTTCCCGGAGCGACTACCGCCTTGCATGACGGTGATGCGCTTCTGAGATCCGGCAAGAATCTCGAAAACCTTACTTGTCTGTATTTTGGTTGACGATTTCAACTGTGAATGCGTTTAATTTGTCACCATCTGCTCCGGTAATCTCTTGGCGTTCAATGTATCCACGTTTCTTCCCTTTGGTCTTCAAGTAGAAAATAGTGGCGGCATCGGAGTGGTTTTCAATGGATTTGAAGAGTTGAGACTCTACAAAATCAAGAGCGACATCTGCAATTGAATCAATCTGCTTCCTGTACTCCTCATCCTTCTCCATCCAAATGTAATGGGTTGACCTATTGATGCCAACCATTTCTGCTGCCCTGGTGACGATGCCAAGAGTCTTCACCATTGCTTCCACCATTTGTTTTTTTAATATGTCGTTGTTCGTTGACATTAGTCTATCGTTTCACTTGATTTATAACTCACAATCGCCTCCATGTTATGCGTGAATCCATTCTTGTCCACTTGCTCCCTTTCAAAGATTCGGAACTTTAACCATCCGTTATTGTCATTTAGAGATGCCATAAAGGCCGTGAAATCATCTCTGTGTATGTTGAGCAGCAAATTGCCGTCCTTGTCGGATTTGCGGATATAAAAGCCTTTGCGTTGCATATAAACAAAATTAGGAATATTTGAAAGATATGGGTCATTTTTTTGTTGTTGTTGTGTTGGTGGCGTTAGCCACACCAACACACTGTATTTATTTAATTTCCTTTCCTTTGTTATGTTTTGATATAACAACATAAACTTCTGTTATAACAGTGTTATAACACACTATTTAACTTATTGATTTATAATTAATTAGAATCAGCATATTGGTATTGCCTTGTAAATGTGTTGTATGTGAATTTTACTGCTCCAATTTTGCCTAAAAATGAGAATCTTACCTTTTGAATATGTACAGTTACCTCATTTGTATTGAAATCACGGTATACTGTGAACCCATTATCAGTCTTATTAAAAAAATGTGCAGAACCCGAAATTGAGTATAATGTTGGCACTTCGTACTTATCATTTACCTTTCCCAATTTGGTAGGATGCGCAACTACAATGATGTGAATTCCCATTTTTATGGCAGCTCTTCGAATCATAGTTAAAGCTCTTGAAATGTACTGTGTTTCAGATTCATTATGCTCTATTTTGTGTTCGATATAGTTCCAAGGATCAATTAAAACGCCCTTGATACCCTTACGCATTACCAATTCACCTATTTTCTTAATTAGTCCTTCTAAAGTGGTATCAGTATCTTGGGTATTGATAAAAAAGAACATCTCAGACAAATATGCTTTGTAATATTTTAATTCATCACTTGAGATACGGTGTGTTGGATTTACCCTAAAATCAAAAGCTTTGCCTGATAATTTTTCCAATATTTTGGTTGCGTGGAATACTGGTGGCGTGTTCTCAAATGATATAACTCCCCATTTCCAATCATGATTTAATGCAGTTTTAGACATTATTAAATCTATAAATTCTGACTTTCCTGAACCTGGAATACCGGTGACGGTAGTAAACAATCCTTCCAATAAACTGAAATGATCATCAAATCCTTCGATACCGCATTTTATGCCTTTTGGATATCCATTATTATAAATTTCATCAATGCTATCAAGGAGTTCAAATGTATCAACTATTCCTTTAATTGGGAACTGCTTTGCATTGATAACCAATGATTTAAGCATTTCTTTACCATGCTTTACAAGGACATCATTTGCATCTTTGCAGCCTTCAGGATAATCAATGTAAAAGCATCTATCAATATCTAATCTACGGCACAATTCTTCCTTTAATTTGTTGCCAGCATCATCATTGTCAAGTGCTAAAACAATGTATTTTTTATCAACAAGGTAATCTATGCAATTATCAATGTAATTCAGATTCAATTGGTTTGCGCCATTTGGAACTGAAACACAATTGTAAATACCGGCTTCATACATGGAAAGGCAGTCCATCTCACCTTCGACAATAACGGCAGTATCATCATTTTTCAGTGAATCAATATTGTAAAGAATCAATTCGGCATTTCTGCATAGCTTAAAATCCTTTTCCTTAGATCTAAACTTGATATTTATCAATTCATTTTCACGATAGTAATTAAAACAAACAACAGGCTCTTCCTTGCTGCTTTTATACATGAATTCATTTGCCTGTGTAATATTAAATCTCAATAATGTATTGTTTGAAATTCCACGCTTTTCAAACATTTCAATAAAAGATTTATCTATCTTTTCAAGCCTTTGTACTGGTCGTTCAGTTTGGCTTTCAGTTTCTTTAAGGTCAAAATTTACCTTTTGAGCTACATATCTGACTGCATCATAAAATGATAGTTTTTTATGCAACTTGATAAAGTCTATTACATCTCCATAAGCATTGCACCCATAGCATTTGAACTGCTTATCATCTTTGCGTATCTTAAAAGAAGGTGTTCTTTCATTGTGAAATGGACAACAAGCGACATAATAAGAACCTTTGTTTTTTAACTCTATTTCATCCTTTACTATCTCATAAAGTTTTACAATGCTTTTAAGTTCTTTTATAGATTGATTCGGTATCATATTTGCAGTTTTGGCTTGTTATCGTATCTGTTTTTCATTCCTTTCTGACCAGCTTTTGACTTTTTACTAAGCATTTCCTTATACTTGTCCATGCTTCTCATAAGCCTATCAGAATAGAATCCTTCATTTTCAATTACAAATAGTTCAAAATCATATATGACTGAATTCAATTTTTCAACATCAACAGATAAACTAAATGCTATTTCATCAATATATTTTATTTGCAAAATATATGATTCTTCCTCTCTGAGCATTTCAACCAATGCCCAATAGATTCCGTAACCTTCCATTCCTAACTTTCTGCGGAGTTTTAAGATTTTAACGTCATTCCTGGCATTGCAGTCATGACTGAAGTAATATGTTTCTTTCATATTTTACTATTTAGCATTGCTATTCCTTTAGCAATTTCTTCCAAAGAATTAGATATTTCAACAATATGATTTTGAGTATCACCTTGGTCAAAAAGTGCAAGATTAAAATCATTCAATGATTGACCAATAGAAAATTTGATTGATAATTCAAGCAAATCTTTTTTATTTACTAGAATTCCTTTTTCAATAAATAATTTAGCAATGCTTTCTAATTCTCCAAAATAGTGTTCATTTGTTTGCATAAAATAAGAAACCCAAAACGACAGGGGTAGAACCGGAAACGCATCTGCGCAACCTCCCTGCCATTTTGGGCATTAATTTTTTATATTACCTGATGGGTTCTACTTCATCAGATTACATCACAAAGCTACCAAATTATCATAAAGTTCCAAAAACTGCTCAGGTGTGCTGATAAACTCATAGATACCACCAGCCTTCCGCTCAAGTTCCTGCTCTCGTAATTGCTCAGGTCTTGGCTTATCTTTACCAACTTTTATTTCTATCATTACGGATTTTCCACGCACGGTCGCACTGATGTCGCTGCTGCCTTTTCTTGTAGACGATGGAATGTATTTTCCTTTAACCATCCTTCCTGATACATTCACCCTTGTTGCACGATGTCCTGACCAGGTGAGGAACTTTACTATAAACTGCGTAAGTCCATTGGATTTCGCAACTTGCGGATATACTGGAGGCACATAGAATCCTGAAGTAAATGCGGACGGATATTCCACTTTAAACCACAGCTGATGCGCTTCGTTAAATCTTTCCTTGGGTGTCATCCATTGTAATTTTAACCGTTTTACCATCAAGAATCCACTCCAAAGCCTGTTCAAAATCTTCCCTGTATTGTGCTGGCAAAAGTGCAATTTTCTCCTTGATTCCCTCCGTTACAAGAGGATCAGTTTTGATTTCTTGCCTGATGCCTTCCCTGACATATTCATTAAAAAATGGGTATGTGGTAAAGTCTCTGACGATATATTTCAACTTTGCGGAATAGCCTTTGAATATCTTGGCTCCTATGGTGTTTCCTGACCGAATTACATCCTCCATGAATTCGTCAGCGATGCGGATGTGTTGGATTGCTGAGATGATGCTTGATTTCATATTCTTGAATTGCTTTGAAGATTTGAAAAACAACTTGCGGAACTATGGCGTTACCGGCTGCTTTTATTGATTCGTTTCGCCATTTAGGAAAGGTAATGCCGTCCAATCTGTTGGAAATCCCATCATCTCCAGTACAAATTGGGGAGACAGATGGGAACGAGTCCCACATATTTCGTTGATCTGACTGCCTAAATCGTCCCCATTCCAATTCTCCGTCTTCCAGTGCATCCGCTCGTCTGATGTTCGTGGTGTGGGCAGCATCCCCATAGCCATTGCTCTCGTTAATGTCACCGAGTGCATTGAACCCTCCTTCACTTGAGTTGACTTCATCGTTGCAGTTGCATTCGTTGAGTCCATTGCTGTTGGGGTTGGAAGTAATCCCCTCAATGCCATCTGATCTAAGGGCATTGTGAATGGTTTGTGACCTTTCTCCACCAATCTTTCCATCCGAGCATCGTATTTCTCGAAATTCATTTGCTCTCTCGCTTGAGCCAATGGCGTAGGCAACAAACCAAATTCTGTCTCTTCTGTGCGGAGCGTTGACGGCTGCAGCTGGAAGTACATACGGTTGTACTTCGTACCCTTCAGCTTCCAGGTCAGCTTGCACCTCTTGGAAAACCAACCCTCCTGACCAATTAACAAGGCCGAGAACGTTTTCGCCCACGACCCAACGTGGTTTAATCTCTCGAATCGCTCTAAGCATCTCTAGCCATAGATGGCGTTCATCTTCTTTTCCGAGTCTTTTTCCTGCTGAGGAGTATGGTTGGCAAGGAAATCCGCCTGTGATGATGTCAATCTCTCCTCTGTGAATAGTGAAATCTGTTTTTGTGATGTCTTCATAACTTAATGCTTTTGGCCAATAATATTTGAGGACTTGCTGCCCGAATTTGTTCCATTCGCAATGGAAGACATTCTCCCATCCCATCCATTCGGATGCTAAATCAAAACCACCAATTCCGCTGAATAATGATCCGTGTCTCATAATTAATAATTAAAAAAATAGCCCAACGTAGAAACGCCAGGCTCTACAATCAACCACCATCAGAATGGCAGATCATTGGTATCTGCCTTTTTCTCAATCGGCTTGAAGTTTCCAAGGTAAATCTTTTTGCTTTTGGCTTCACGTTCTTCTTTGGACTGCCTGACGGAAATGCTTCCAATGTTTTCATACTGGTCAGGAGTATCGTTAACCCAAATGTCAAGGTTAAGATACAATTTGCCATTTTTAGCCGTAGTCAGCTTGTCTTTCGGAATTTCGGAGACACAAATGCTCCCTGTAAAAAGTTTGCTCATTTTTTATGTTTATAGTAATTATTGAAATATTCGTCTGATGCTTTCTGATATTCGGACTCGTTAAGCGTTGAATTCTCAGCCATCATGCCTTCAGTATAAGCGCAAGTGATATCCATTTGGTAGATTTCTTCCGCCCAACCCTTCTTATACTTTATTTCCTCGATTTTGCCGGCTTCAATCTTCTTGTAAATCCAATCAATTAAGTTCAACATGGCTGATAGTTTTTATGTGTGAATCAATATTGATTCCGTACTTAACGCCAGCGTGGAAGATTTCCAAGAGGTCAAATCCGCTGCGGATTGTGATGTTGAAAGCGACATAAATGTCGAGTCCTTCCTTGTTTCTGCCGATTTCTTTAATCAGACGAGTGTCGTAACACTTTAGCAGAGTTTCATAACGTTCGAGGAGCATTACTACCTCGTGATTGGTTTCTTGTTTCATGTGTGTGTTTTTGATGAGAAGTCAGGACGGGATTCGAACCCGTATGTATAGGATTATCGCTTAGCCTATACACTCTTATTTAAACGTGTGACACCATGCCACCAGCCTGACTATTTGCTCGTCTTTCCGAGCTGTCACCATACAAAGTACTCCACCAATGGACACCTAACTACCTGATTCGGCTAATAAACGTATCGACACGTTTGTACTATATGGGTTTGTGGATTCGAACCACTCTCGTAGTCAGGACAGGATTTGAACCTGCACCACCCTCGTGGTATCTCTATTTTCGACATCTCGCAAGAATTCGGGGTATTTCAACCTGATAGCGTCTTCCAATTCCGCCACCTGACTTTTTTTTATTTCAAGAATAAAGGTATCCCATATTTCGCAATTTGCAATGTCCAAAATGAAATATTTTTTTTAATTGCTTTTTTCTCTATTTTCTTGGTAACTGGATTGATTCTGATGATGATGCCGACTTCAGAACCTGATGCGGACATATAGCCATTGACCTGGTTGTCATATCCGAAATATGGAATTGTTTTCTCCAACGGATGCTCAGATACCTTGAGATCAACAACCAATTTACCCATAATGACCATATCCATACGTCCCTTATAACCCATTGTAAGACCTTCATGGCTGAAATCTGCGGTGATAGATAACTCTTTATCCATATGATTCAACAATGGCCCAATTTCAGCCTTTAATGCAATTACAAGCGGTTCTACGATGTCTCGGTTATTATGATTGTACTTCGCAGGTTCTAATAGGTAATTATGCACGGCAGTACCAAGTTGCATCTTCGGAGTTGGAACAAAATTTCCACCTTTGATGCCGGAATAGGACAATCCTTTGATTTTTTGGTATTCATCAAAATCCAAATCAGACCAGGTCTTTACATTGCTCACTTGCATACTTCGGTCATTTCAAGGTTTGTAAGTTCCGCTCCTGACTTGGCAAGTGCTTCAGCCATCTGACCCAATGTCAGTTTTGACCATGATTTAACCCGTAATTTATCCGCAGGCCATATTTTGATAAAGTTCATGATGACCGCCTTTGCCCAAGCTTCTGACTCTACGATTACTACTTTCATTTCAGTTTTGACCTTTGGAGTGTCAATAGTCACCGTTTCTGCCTGTGCTATAAGCGTATTGGTCGCAGTCTCAATGGAAATGGCTTTGATGACTTCAGCCTCTCTGCGGTTGGCAGCATCAATAATGGCTTGAATGGCATCCTCTGAATTTGCAAGGTCGTTTTCGTAGTTTTGGAATCTTGCCGGCACCTGATTAAGAGCCTTCTGAAGGTCATTTTCATGATTGTATTTCTCAATTCCGTAATAAATAATCTCCATTTCGGTTGTAGTCAGATACTGAGGCTTAAATTTGACCATTTGACCTGGAAGGAATGCTGAGATAAAAGCTTGACACTTGCAGATAAGTTTATCAGAATATGGTGTTTTATTATGCAAGGATTCTCTATAAAAAGCATCTATACCCTTGCGCAAGTTCTCCCGATATTCCTCGGCTATTCTATACCATTCATTGGTCACATGAACCTTAAATGCAGCCTTTTCATTCAGTATGTTCTGAGATATTATGCTCTGATTCTTAGCCTCAATCCGCAGATTAAGTTCTTTCTTTGAAGCCTCATCAAGCAGTTGATTCATACGCTTTTCATAAGCCATTGCAGGCTCATATAACTTTTCATCCAGCATTCTTGTGAATGATAATCGCCTTTCTTTGGCATCTGAGATGGTATCCTTGGCACGTTTAATGGCAGCTTGGAGTGATTCCAAGCTACCAGGTGTGGACAATAGATTCTGAACCATGAGTTCATGGCTTTCAAGTTCCTTGAACAGATTAGCCTTGATTTCAGCCATTTTAATCCATCCGTTCTGCTGAGGTGTTAACTGCATGCCCATTTAATTAAGAAGTAGTAAAATATGATGGTTACTGCAAAGATTGTGAACCATACGGCTCTGAATTCCCATTTTCTCATAAAACAAGGTCTGTTTCGGTGAGAGAATCCAACTCGGCACGCTGGCCGGTTGTCATATCTATGTTAGCAATTGCCCAATCATACATGGGTACTCCGTTGACATCTTTGCCATCCTTTACAGATTTCAGAAGCCTCTGCCATTGCTCATTATCGAGTGTTTTCTTCTCACCAATTACAACGGCATCTTCAGTGATTTGCTCCATTTCTTCAGGAACATAAACAGGGCCTTCATAGATGTCAGGACAATACCATCTTACTCCATTTGACATCGCACGGGCAAAGAGCATATTCCTCGGGAATCGCTCAAGGTTCTTAGTGCCGGCTTTCCGAGCATCTTCGATGGTGAAGGATGATATGCCAATTGATTGCCCTGCCTCCCAAAATTCGATGATGCAGACGGCATCACTCATTTCTGTGACCTTGTAGTTATACTTACCGCTCGCCTTGACCCTGGAAGCCATCAGACCTGCTCCGATGGTGGGCTTTCCTTGGATAATGTGGATACCGCTCATCGCTTGGAATGGTGAGATGCCCATTTCAGCACCGGCCATAATCTTAACAACGGCTTGTTGGGCTGATTTGATGTCTGAAAACATACCACTTTTGTGGAAGACTTCGCCAATGCTCATGGCATCAGCGGTGGACTTGATAAGTTCGTGTTTCATGCTTTGTGTTTTAATTAGTAAGAGTTGGCAATACTACCAGTTTAAATGCTTGGGAAATAGTCCCGTACTGAGTTTTAATCCTTGCAAGATCCTTTGGACTAAGATAAATACTTGCAATTTTCTTCTTTTCCTCCGGTGGGAGTGGCTTTCTGCCTTTCTTTTTAATTTCTTCCATGTGTGATATTTTTTACAAATATAAACAATAAATAAATATAAAAAATATTTTTTTATTTCGTTTTAATCCTTAATTTAGCATTACAAAACACAACAACATGAACACATTAATGATTTCAAAATTGTCTCAATTGTCGGTAAATCAGATTGATGAATTAATTTCTAAACTTGAAGAAGGGTATGATTTTCTTCTGCACGAATTAATTGATATTAAAAAATGTTATAAGTTAAATGACATCATTGGTATTCTGATTGATTTGAGGTGCGAAAAAATGGGAATAAATATATAATATATGAATAACTACATCACCGAAGCCAAAGCAGAAAGGCTTCACGTTTATGAGACAAGGCCATATGAATGCCAATGTGGTAAGGCTTATATTGCCGTTTGGCTTGACGATTATGGCTCTGAACAAGAAGCCATTGTATGCGATTCCTGCACCGATTATTTTAATCAAGACAACAAACTGAAATGAAAAACGAACTTTTGCAAGTCTACTACGAAAATAAAACCGCCATTAAAATAGTTATTTTTATATTGGCGTGCATTTTAATCGGACATATACAGTCCACAACACCTGAAATGCGATGATCTCACCTTATGTAATACCTGGACTAAGAGAGAAGAAGTTTTATCCGCAATACTTCTCAAGGCAGTATGTGATTGACCGTGTATTTAAGCATTTTAGTTGTACAATAGAAGATTTAAGGGTAAAGCGCAGAACCCGTGATCTTGTTCAAAAACGGTACATTTTGGCTTATTTCTTATATCAATATAGCAAATGCACATACCAAGAGATTGCTCAGATGTTTGCTCCTGCAGTAATAGATCACTCAAGCATCATCCATGGAGTCCAGCTTATCAAGGATTTGATTGAGACTGAAAACGATGAAATAATGTTTCACATGAAAAATATTT